TATGTCTAAACAAAATCAATTTAAAATATTTAATGGATGTCACAGATATACATTATGTAAAATATCTCCAAGTAATTTATTTACTAATAAAGAAAAAGAAAAAATTAAACCACCAACCAAAAAACAAGAAGTTGAAAATATAGAAGAAGAAATAAAAAATAATCCAATGCATAATATTAAACGTTGTCGAAAAGGAACACGAAAAAATAAAAAAACTGGATTATGTGAACCAAAAAATACCAATAAAGAACAAATAACATCTAAAAAATTATCTAAAGATAAAAATAAAACACAAAAAAGATGCCCTAATGGAAGTCGTAAAAATAAAAGTACTGGATTATGTGAATCTAAATAAATAATATATTTATATATTATATTTTTACTTTTTGTACTCGTCTAGTTCCAGTGTTATATTTTTTCTTTGCTAACTTTGCTAATTTAAGAGCCTTAGATGTTTTCTTACATCCATTTTCTAGTATTTTATAATCAACTGCAGCAGCTTTACCTGATGTAATTGTAGATCCTAATCTTGCTATTCCCCAACTATGTGCTGTCTGATTAGGTCGGGAACCACTTGAATAATATGCACCCTGTCCTTTTTTAACTATATTATTAAGTGCTTCTTTAGTACAACCAGTTTTTTTAGATAATTCATCATTAACTGATAAATTATTAATTTTATAAATTTTCATAGCATTTAAAATGTGTTTAGATTTTTTCGATTTATACGATTTAACTGGTTTGCGATGTATATATTTTCCTTTTTTATATTTTTTTCTAGATAAAATCAACTGTTCTTTCTGTATTTTTTTGTCTTTTTTTGTAAGTTTTTTAGGTAAATATTTAATAGGAACATTCATATGTATACATATATAAATATAAATATAAATATAAATATAAATATAAATAATGATTAATAAAACAAAATTACAAATTTAAAACAAAATTAATTAATTTTTATTAAATTTTTTTACCATACATTTATGACATATAGTTCTTTTATCATATTTACCTAATCCATAAATATTATAAAAATAAATATTATCTCTACTTGTTTCATCTAAAATTATTGATTTATTACAAAAATTACAAGTTTTTCCATATAAATGTGAAAAATCATTAATAAAACCAAATTTTATTAAAGTATTATATATAAAATTGTTTATATAATCAAACATAAATATATATTATATATTATAAAATATATATTATAAAATATATATTATTAATAATAATTAATAATAATTAATAATAATTAATAATAATTAATAATAATAATTTAATTTTCTTTTTTAACAAAATTCTATATGAAATAATGTATCTTAATAACTAGAGTTTCACTTATTAAATAGAATATTTTCACACGATGATATATTATAAAATATATGTGAAAACATTTGTATTTCAGAACAATATGTTGGTTTATTTTTTTTGTGTAGATATACTAAAATCTTATATAAATATATAAGATTTTACATAAATATGTTTACTATATAAATAAATATTGTACTTAATTTATTAGATAATTATAAATATTTATCTACTATATACTAAATCAGCATGTCCAGAAGAGAATTTTAAAATATTATATCTTTCTTCTATTAAATAAAAATAATATTTATATTTATATAAAGATGTTGCATCATTTACACTTATTAAAATATCAGAATTAGATTCACCATCACATACTATTCTTACTCTTTCACCACTAGGATCAAATGGTTGTAATGGTGAATTGTCATGACGAGACATAAGTTTGTACTCAAATTCTATAGTTTTAAATTTATTAGTGTTAAAAGAACCACTTGGTTGTACTAAATAAGGATTTGTATCAATGCAAAAATTATAACAATATAAACCATCTTTGGCATTTCCATGAGTTCTTGTATATTTTTCTATATAATTATATATTCCACTATCAAATTCATTTTCACGATATTTACCATCACAAATTATAGCAAATTTTTCTAATATACTTTCAATAGAGTAATCTTGGTGTCTATCTGGTAAATATCCTGTATAAAAAAACCCATCATCAGATTTACTTAATAATTTATGAGGTTTAATACCTTCATAAGGATAATTAGTATAATTAGACCATTCATTGCGTAAGTTAACATCACTTCTTTGTAAATACCACATCCAACTAGTAACTAAACCGTATGATTCTATTTTTAATTTACCAGATGTAGTATTTTGGATATCATATTGTTTCTCATAAATTTCTTTAATTAAATAATCTTGATCATTTTTAGCAAAATAATTAACTTCATCATTATCGAGAAAACAATATGTACAATTTAAATGTACATCAAATCTATTATAATTATTAGGTAAATTATCATATTTATCTGTGTTATACTCTAAACTAATATCTGGTGGAGGATTTATAAATCTTTTAAATTGATATTTTACATCACTTAGAGTTGGATAAATATAATCAGCGTCTATAATACTTTTATCAATATCTTTAACTACAAATAATTCATGTATAGGTCTCAGTTCAAAATTTATAACTAATTCACTGTATTGTAGTGATATTAGAGGAAAAGCCATTTTACTAGATAATGAAAACCAAGAATTAATAGGAATATATAAAGTTCTTCCAAATATAGAAGGTTGAATATCGTTATTACTTAAGTCTTTTTTATAAGCATTTGGATAGTTTCCATTATATTTAAAAGATGGATCATTTAGACTAGGTACATTACCTGTCATTTTGTTAAAAAGTTCTTTTTTATTTAAATCAAAATCTCTCTCTACTATATTTTGAATATAATTACCAGTATAACTTTGTATAATATGACCTCCAATAGTAAATTCTACTTGTTTTATGATTTGACTTCCTAAATTTTTTATCCATTTAAAATTATATGGATGATAATTAATAACATCACCACTTACATCTTGTATAATCGGACTATATATATTTGGTAAATTAATAACCAAATAACAATCCATTAATAAGTCAGCATGTCTGGGTATTTTAAAAGAAAATTTTGTACTTTGAGCTAATTGCAATGTTTTTTGTCCAATTTGATCAATACGAAATTTTTGCATACCAAAATTGGTGTATTTTGCATAAGTAGTTTTGAAAAATGTTTTGGTAGGATTTCCATTTAATATTATATTTTGATTACCATGAGCTATTAAATTTAGTAAACCACCGGCCATATTAATATATATTAATATATATTAATATTTATATATTAATTATTAACTTACATTATAGCATTTTATTATATAGATTTATATTAAATAAATAATATATATATGATTAAATTAAAAAATGTTTTAGGTGAAAATTTTAAGCAAGCACAAAATATAATATCAAATGTTTCCAACAATGAAAATGTTATAATGAAAATTATATTAATTTTTATAATTATTATAATAATTACTTTAATTATATTATTACAAAATACATTAAGTTTACAAAAATATAATTGTAAAAGATTAGATAATTTATATAGAGATGGTTCTTTACCTTTTAATGCCACGAGTTTATCTAATAATAGAAATATGTTTAATAATTCAAGATTTAAAGATTTGTTTACAATGACTGCCTATAATTGTTGTAATGGTGGAAGTTATAAAAATGACTTTGTTGATTTGTGTGCATTAAATAAATGTATTAAATTAGGAGTTCGTTGTCTAGATTTTCAAGTGTTTTCATTAAATAATAAACCAGTAGTTTCTTCTTCAACTCTTGATATGAATTATGTTAAAGAAACTTATAATTATTTAGACTTATATAAAGTTTTAGAATTTATAAGAATAAACGCTTTTAAACCAGATATAACATCAAATAATGATGATCCTTTAATATTACATATACGTGTTATGTCTGATAATCCACTTTTATATAACAATTTACTAAAAATATATAAAAATGTATTTAGTAAAAATTCAAATATAGCTCCTTATATAAAAGATAATATAACTTTAAATGAAAAAGATAATCGTATTTTCGAAAAGGATATATTATCATTAAGAAATAAAATAGTGTTAATAATAAAACCATTTAATAATTTTAATTTAAGCAATATAAATACTAATTTAAGACAATACATTAATTTAGAATCAATTGATTCCTATTCAAATAAAACAAAGGATAATAATAAATGTATTCTATATTATGCAAATAGAACATTTAGCATTATAGATACTGATACAAACCGTAGATATATTTCTATATTTATACCTGAATATGATAATTATGATAATAAAAATAATACTAAATTTATAGATGCAATGACACATGGTTGTTGTTTAATAGCAATGAAAATACAATATTATGATACAGATTTAGCTAGTTATTTTAACTTATTTAAAAAAAAAGGAAGTTATTCATTTATTAATAAACCAGTTGATTTACAAGCTGATAAATTTGATAAAAAGAAAGAATTACCACAAGATTCAATAGATATACCAAGTATTGCATCAAGTACATATGATATGAGTAAAGAAATAGAAAGTAATTAATAATATTTATGAGATATAATATAAATATATTATATAATGATTAATAAAAATTATCAAGAAAAAGAATTAGAAATATTGAGAAATGCAATAGATAAGGCTAATAATATAGTAGGTAGAAAATTAGTTCAATCTGATGAAATTAAAAACATGATAAATATCTTAGAAGAATTTTTAAGAAAAAATAAAACCTTATGTTATGGTGGAACAGCTATTAATAATATATTACCAGAACAAGATAGATTTTATAATAAAGATTTAGAAATACCAGACTATGATTTTTTTTCACCAAACCCAATTGATTGTGCAAAAAAATTGAGTGATATATACTATAAAGAAGGTTATATAGAAGTTGAAGCTAAATCTGGAGTTCATTCTGGAACATATAAAGTTTTTGTAAACTATATTCCAATAGCAGATATAACATTTTTAGATAAAACTATATTTAATAATTTATATAAAAAATCTATAAAAATAAATGCCATTAATTATTGTCCTCCAAATTTTCTGAGAATGGCAATGTATCAAGAATTATCTAGACCAATGGGTGATGTTACTAGATGGGAAAAAGTTTTAAAAAGAAGTATATTATTAAATAAAAATTATCCATTAGTTGGAACAAATTGCAGTAATAATAATTTTATGAGAGATTATACAAATAATAATGATGATTATTTAAATATTTTTTCAATAACACGACAATGTTTTATAAATCAAGGATTAGTTTTTTTTGGTGGATATGCAACATCATTATATAGTAAATATATGCCGAAATATGAAAGAAAATTAATAAGTAATATGCCTGATTTTGATGTTTTATCAGATGATCCATATACATCTTGTGTAATACTAAAAGAACAATTACAGTATGAAGGAATAAAAAATATAAATATAATAAAAAAAAAACCAATAGGAGAATATATAAATGAACATTATCAAATATCTATAGGCAATGAAACCATTGCATTTATATATAAACCCACCGCTTGTCATAGTTATAATATTATAAACATAGATAATCAAAATATTAAAGTAGCAACTATAGATACTATGTTAAGTTTTTATTTAATATTTATTTATGCTGATAAAGAATATTATGATATAAATAGAATATTATGTATATCAGAATATTTATTTAAGGTTCAATTAAAAAATAGACTAAAACAAAAAGGATTATTAAAACGATTTAGTGTAACATGTTATGGCAAACAAAAAACATTGGAAGAAATTAAGTCTGATAAAGGTAAAATCATAAAAGATTTGCAAGAAAATAAAATATCTAAAAAATCACATGAATATATAGTAAATTTTTTTAGATATATACCAAGCGGTAATAATAATAAATCTATTAAAAATAATAAATCTAAAAAAAATAATAAATCTATTAAAAATAATAAATCTAAAAAAAAATAAATAACTATCTTAAATATTATATATCACTTATTACATAACCCCACTCAATTTTATTCCATAAGAATTCATATGTAATGTATGAAATAAATTGTATAAATTCTATAAAAAAACTTACTTTAAAACTACTTCTTAAATTATTTGTATATAAATATGTTATTGAAAAAGTTATTATTAATGCAATCATTCTAAAAATAATAGATTTTAATAAAATTCTATTATTAGATTGTAATTTACTGCTATTTTTTGGGTTTTCTATTTTTTCTTTATTTTCTTTTTTATTTTCTAAAACTTGATAATCTATATTTTTTGAAATATTATTACTTATAGACATTAAGCTGTTTTATATAAAATAGCTTAATATTTAATTATATATATATATATATTTAACCTAATTTGGGAAATCCTACTAAATTAGCACCTATACCAAAACCAGCACCTGTTCTTGCACTAGCACCCATTGTTGGAACAAATGTATCTAAAATACTGAAAGTAGCAGCAGCCATTAATGCAATTATAGCTATTTCATCTAGTTTTAATTGACGTTTTTCAGGAGGAACAACAAATGCTACAATAGCAACCATTAAACCTTCAACAAGGTATTTAATAGCACGTTTTATTAATTCACCGGTATCAAAGTTCATTATTTATATAATAATAAATAAGAAAATAAATAAATTAATAATTTATTAATTTATTAATTTATTAATTTATTTTTCTAAATTAATTTAATTATTTAAATTAATTTATTAATAATCATTTAAAATCATCATATCATATATATATATATATATGTCATCTAAAAAAAAAAACAATAAACTTGTTGATTTATTAGATGAAGATAAAGCAATTGCTGGACAAAAATTTGTATGTCTAAGTTTTATTTCACCTGAAGAAATAATTAAAAATAAAGAAATTTTTGTTTTTGAGAAATTCCTAAAGCAATTTGAATTGAATAAAAGTATTGAAAAATTCGAACATTTTATTAATTTTATATGCCATAAATATAGTTTGGATAATTCAAAAATTTTTGAAGACCTTAAAGAATTTTGTAAAGAAGAAAAAGATAAATTATTTTTAACTACATTAGAAGATGATTTTAAAACATTTAAAGAAAATAATCAAGATTCTTTGGATAAAGAGTTTAATGAAAACTATGAATTTCAAACTAGTACACGTGGTATTAAAGTAAGAGGTGTTTTTTCTTCACAAGAAGAAGGAGAAATGCATTGTAAAAAATTAAGAGAAATAGATGAAAATCATGATGTATATCTAGGACAAGTTGGTGTATGGATGCCATTTCATCCAGAAGCATATAAAACTGGTAAAGTAGAATATTTAGAGAAAGAGTTAAATGAATTAATGCATGAGAAAAAGAAAAATGACGATGAAAGTAAAGAGAAATTTAACAATAGAGTTAGAGAAGCTAAAGAAAAAGCTATTAGAGAAAATATTGAAAAAGCTAAAATAACTGGAAATAAATTAATGCAATCTATAAATGAAGATGGAAACCTTGTTAATAGTGATATAATGGATGTTCCTGGTAAAAATCTATTATTTGGTAACTCTGAAAATGATGATGTAGCAACAGCTGATTTAAGAAACAAATTATTTAATGATGAGAATGTAATAATAGGTATTGATAAAAATAACGATCATGGTGCTAGTAAACTTATAAAAAAAGACGATAATGAAGATTAATATATATATTTAAATATTAAATTATTATAGATAAATAATATAATAATAAATTAATATTAATTTATTATTATATGCAAAAAAATAAAATATGTCAGGCAGATAATTGTAATAATAAATTAAAAATTTCAGATTTATATTGTAGATGTAATAAAAAATTCTGTATACAACATAGATTAGCTGAATATCATAATTGTAGTTATAATTATAAATATACTAAAGAAGAAGAAAATAAAATTATAAATCAAATGAAATTGGGATCAGAAAAAGTTATTAAATTATAAATGGGGAGATATTACCATTTACTCTTTTTAACATTTATTTTAGGACCTTTCTTTTTGTCTCTTGCATTTGGATCATATATTTCTTCATCATCATCTGAATTCATCTCTTTAGATATATCCCAAAATTCTTTAGAACCTAATTTAAAAGTTTTATGATGATCTGCTTTATACCAAAATATTTGATCATTTAAACGATTAGATTTAGCATTATTATTTATTACCAAACATTCATAATTTTCAGTACACTGATCCATAACTTGACAAAATGACTCAAATGTAGGAAACATACCTGCATAATTTTCATAAATTCTTTTTCTATTTGATATATAAGGTTCTCTCAATATAAATACATAATCTATATTTGTTCTCAAAGTCGGTGGAATACCTAATGGATATTGCATTGTTATTATTAACATCATTTTCCAATGACGACCATTCATAAATAACAATCTCATCATTTTATCTCTTGTCCAAGTAGCATCAAATAAACAATCATCTAATATAACAAATGCTCTTGGATCTATTGTTGTTTTTTTATATACTTGCATTTCTTTATTTATTTGTTTTAAAACTGTTCTTTGACGCTTTAGAATATTTTCTATTATTGCACTATTATATTCATCATGTATAAATAATTTAGGAACATGTTCAGAATAAAAACCATTACCTGCTTCTGTTCCACTTATAACAGTTCCTAGTGGTATATCTTGATGATAATATAATAAATCTCTAACTAAATAAGATTTACCTGTATCACGACGACCAATTAAAACTATAACAGGTCCTTTGTTTTCATCAGGTTTAAAACTTATAGACTTCATATCAAATTTTTTTAATTCAAGAGTCATTTAATTATATATTTAATAATATATATTTTAAATATATATTTAATGAATTATATATTTAAAATATAATAAATCTATTTTAGTTAAATTTATAAAATATATTTATACAATATTTTATAAAATGAATATTTATTATAAAAAACATAACAATGTAAAATTATTTAATCAATTAGAAAATAGTTATAACTTGATTAATGCACAAAATTATATTCCAATATATAATCATTTTTTTAATTTATCTAGCACCAATTTTAATTCTATTAATTTAAATAATAAATATTATATAACTAATTTAAAAGAAAGACTTTCTGATAGTAAGTTTATAGCTAGAATTTCTGATGATTCAAACAATATTATTGATAAAAAAATATTCATTAAATATAGTCCACTTATAGATCCATGTAAATTTATGGTAGGAAAATATGATATATCATATGATATAACCATTCTTCCTAGTTTTGATAATTCTAAAAATATTTTAAATAAAGTACAAGATATGAATAATTCCGCATATACAGATGGATTTTTCTCATACTTATCTAGTTATCTATTAAATAACCATAAGTTTATAAATGGAATTGATTATTATGGAGGATTTTTATGTATAAAAAAAGATTTTTATTGTAATATAGAAGATGATATTGATTATTTATGTGAATCTAAATATTTTCATGAAAATATTGATAAATTATTTAAGATAACTAATATTGATAAAATTAAAAATTTATTAAACAACACAAGAAATAATTATAAAAAAATCAATATAAATATTGATGATTCTTATCATGACTTAAATGATATTATAGAATTAACTGATAATGATATAAATACTAATGATATAAATAATGATGGTATAAATAATGATGATATAAATAATATAGATATAAATGATTATATAAAATTAGAATATAATAATGAAGATATAATCGTTAATTATTCTGTAAATAATTATGATCTATCAGATAATATAAATTTATTGAATAATATTAATAATAATTCAAATAATACAAGTAGTGGTTCATTGTGTTCTTCTAGAAGTTCAAATACATCTAAAAGTAATACAACTGATAATGATAATACAGATAAACAAAGTGATACAGAAAATGAAACAGAAAGTGAAACAGAAAGTGACACAGAAAGTGAAACAGATGAAATAATAACAGTTAATTTATATAATTTTCCAGTAAATTCTATTATATTAGAATGTTGTGAAAATACATTAGATGATTATATCTTAAATAGTAAAATAAGCGATATGGAATGGGAATCTATTGTACTACAAATATTATTTACTTTAATTACATATCAAAAAGTATTTAATTTTACACACAATGATTTACATACAAATAATATTGTTTATATAAATACTGATAAAAAATTCATATATTATAAATATAATAATACACATTATAAAGTTCCTACATATGGTAAAATATACAAAATAATTGATTTTGGTAGAGCTATTTACACTCTTAAAAATCAAGTTATATGTAGTGATAGTTATTCAATAAATGGTGATGCAAATTCACAATATAATTTCGAACCTTATTTTGATAAAAATAAAAAATTAATTGAACCAAATTATAGTTTTGATTTATGTAGACTAGGATGTAGTATATTTGATTATTTTGTAAATGACATTGAAGACATTGTTAAACTAAAATCACCTATAAAAAAATTAATATTGAAATGGGTTTTTGATGATAAAAATAGAAATATATTATATAAAAATAATGGAGATGAAAGATATCCTGATTTTAAATTATATAAAATGATTGCTAGAAGTGTTCATAGTCATGTTCCTAATATAGTTATTAAAGATCCATTATTTAATAAATACTTTATTTCTAAAAAAAATATCAATAAAGGATATATTATAAACATAGATGACATACCAATATTATCATAAATTATAATTTTTTTTATAAATTATAATTTATTTAAAAATCTGGATTACTAGTAAAAACACCTGGTGATTCTTTTTCATTACCAAAAATTTTATTTATATTTAATTTATCTATTGCTATATTAGCAATAATACTAGATAAACATACTAATATTGTTTCTCTTAAAATATCTTTTAATATTATATCTGATTTTAACATTAATTTTATATGTATAAATTTAATTAATAAATAAATCCCACTAGTAATTAAAGATATTATTATTAAATTACCCATATATTATAGAATAATCTAATAAATATATTTATTAATTCTAACGAAAATATTAATATCATTGTAATTCTTCTATTTCTAGATCAATTTCTACATCATCTAACTTATCATTATCATTGTAAATATCTTTATCTTTTGAAATATCATCCAATGATTCTATATCTAAATTAATATTATTATCTAATCTATCTGTATCAATATTTAATTTATGTGAATCATTATAATTTAATTTTATAGTATCTTTGTTTAAAATATTTTCTTCTTTCTCTTCTATTTCTTCTTTTTTTTTTTCTATATTTAAAGATTTATTTACGTTTTCTATTATATTATTTAATTTATTTCTTTCTTTATTTTCTATTTCACTTTTGACTTCATCACGTATTCTATTTAATTCTTTCTTCTTTAAATCTTCTTCCTGTTTTTTTATTGATTCTTTATCAGGAACTAATTCTTGTTTTTCTTCTATTTGAACATTTGTCTCATAACTTTCATCTAAATAAGCTCTTAATATATTTTCTACTGGTATACTATCTCTAATTGTATTT